GCGGATCTGGGCATGTCCGACGATGGCATACAGTTCGAATGGAAGACCGGCGGGCTCGACCTTATTGCTCTGCGTCAGTTCGGCGCCGTCAACGCAGCCGGCGTCGCTTTGCGTTTTGCCGGTGCCTTTCAAAAGGACGACACCGGTGATGTCTGCGCCGTTGAGGTGGTCATGCGCGGCCGGCATGAAACCATCGAAATGGGCGACGCTCAGCCAGGCGAAGACACCGAACACAGCATCACCACCACCTGCTCCTACTACAAGCTGATCGTTGATAACGAAGAAATCATCGAGATCGATTTGCTCAATTTCATCGAGAAAGTGAACGGCGTCGACATGCTCGAAAAGCAGCGCGCCGCGATCGGCCTCTGATCTACGCCCCAACCTTTGGACACTCCCTATGCAAAGCATCGAAACACACGAAATCAACCCTTCTGTCGATGACAACAGCGTCACCCTCGACACGCCCATCAGTCGCGGAAAAACCACGATCAACACACTCAATCTGCGCAAACCCCAATCGGGCGAACTGCGCGGCGTCCAGTTGATCGAGTTACTGAATATGGACGTGGCAACCCTGATCAAGATCCTGCCGCGCATCACTTCACCCGGCATTACCGCGCCGGAAGCCGCCGGCATGGACCCGGCGGATCTGCTGGCCTGTGGCAGCAAGATTTCCGCTTTTTTGTTGCAGAAGTCGGTGAAGACGGATGTCTGCCTCGTTGCGTAGAGGACGCCATGGCTGACTTGGCGGTGGTCTTTCATTGGGCGCCAGCGGACATGGATTCGCTGGGCCTGCAAGAGCTGATGGAATGGCGCGAGCGCGCCAGGCTGCGGAGTGTCGCCGATGGCGAATGATTTGAAGCTGCGTGTATTGCTGAGTGCCATCGATCAGGCTACTCGGCCACTGAGGGCAATCAACAACAGCAGCATCGGCGCTGCCCGCGCCTTGAACGACGCCCGCGAAAAGCTCAAGGCACTCAACTCGCAGCAGAAGGATGTGAGCGCTTGGCGCTCGCAGCGTGCGGCGGCCGAGATGACGGCTCAGGCGCTGCAAGCAGCACGCAACAAAGTCAGAACGTTGAGTCAGCAAATGGCCGCCACTGCCGCGCCAACCAAGGCCATGACACAAGAATTGCGCAATGCCGTCCGTGAAGCGCTGAAGCTCAAGCAACAACACCAGCACAACGGCGAGCAGCTACAGCGCCTTCGTACTCGGCTGCACGACGCCGGTCTCAGTACCAAAAACTTCAGCCAGCACGAACGTCGCCTGCGTGAGCAAACCGATGCTGCAAATCAAAGCATCACTGAGCAGACCCGGCGATTGGCGGCGTTGGCAACTCAACAGCGCAGGCTGGCAGCGGCCCGTGCCGCTCTACAGAGTCAGCGAGATTTCGCCAGTTCCATGGCTGGAAAAGGCACGGCAGCGGCCGCGAGCGGAGGCGCAGCACTGTATGCCAGCGCAAAGATGATCATGCCCGGCATCGACTTCGACGCCAGCATGAGCAAAGTGCAAGCGATCACCCGTCTCGATCAAAACGCTCCCGAGCTATTGGATCTGCGCAAGCAGGCACGAGGGTTGGGCAGCTCCACACAATTCACTGCCGGCCAAGCCGCCGATGCTCAGGGTTTTCTGGGCATGGCCGGCTTCCAGCCGACAGCTATCAAAGCCGCCATGCCCGGCATGCTCGACCTCGCCTCTGCCGGCGGTACTGAATTGGCCCAGACCGCCGATATCGCTTCAAACATACTCTCCGGACTCGGCATGGATGCCGAGCACATGAGCAAACTGGGCGACGTACTCGTCGGCACGTTTACCCGTTCCAACACCAATTTGCAGATGCTCGGCGAAACCATGAAATACGCCGCACCAATGGCCAAGACCTACGGCGTCGAGTTGGAAACCGCCGCCGCGATGGCGGGCAAATTGGGTGATGCTGGTTTGCAAGGCAGCATGGGCGGCACGGCCCTGAGTTCGATCATGAACCGCTTGGCAGCACCGCCCAAAGCCGCTGAAAAAGCACTCGCACAATTGCAGATCCGCACTGCGGATGCTCACGGCAACTTGCGGAAAATGCCGGACATCCTCAAAGAGATTCACGACAAAACCAAAGACATGGGCACTGCGAAAAAAGGTGGTCTGTTCAAGGCCATTGCCGGTGAAGAAGCCTTCAAAGGCATGGCTCAATTGGTGGATCAAGCCGGCAATGGCGAGCTGCAAAAACTGATTGCCAGCCTGCGTGAAAGCCAAGGCGAGGCAGCTCGCACCGCCAAAGTCATGGCTGACAATTTAAAAGGCGACCTGACGACGTTAGGCAGTGCCTGGCAGGACCTGGGCATTGAATTGCAGGATCAGCAGGACGGGCCTTTACGGTCGCTGATTCAATCCTTCACGGAGGTTATTCGCGGTGTAAAAAGCTGGGCCGCCGAGCATCCAGAACTGGCGGCCGCCATTGTAAAAACCGTAGCAATCATCGCGGGGCTAGCGGTGGTACTCGGCGGCCTGATGGTTACGGTTGCCGGTGTCATGCTGCCCTTTGTGACGTTACGACTCATGTTCCTGAGCTTGGGGGTTCGCCTGCCAAGCCTGATCAGCCTGTTATGGAGTCTTGGTCGCCAGGTGTTGCCGTTCGTGGGGAAAGCGCTGCTGCTCTTGGGCCGCGCGCTCATGTTGAATCCCATCGGCTTGGCCATCACCGCCATTGCCGGCGCCGCCTACTTGCTCTACCAGAATTGGGACGCCGTGAAGCACTACTTCACCGATGCCTGGAAAGAGATCAAAGCAGGTTTCAAAGGTGGCACGACCGGCATCCTCAAGACCCTGATCAATTTCAGCCCTGTGGGCTTGCTTTATCAGGCCTTCGCGGCAGTCATGAGATACCTCGGCATTGAGCTGCCCGGTCGGTTTACCGAGTTCGGCGGGATGATCATCGACGGGCTGGTGAACGGGCTGAAGGCGGGGATCGGCAAGCTGAAAAATGTCATGGGCGATATCGGCGACTCCACCATTGGCTGGTTCAAGGAAAAGCTCGGTATCAACAGCCCTTCTCGCGTATTCGCCGAGTTGGGCGGTTTCACCATGACCGGCCTCACTCAAGGACTGGAGCGTCATCAGCGTCAACCGATCGGCGTGCTAAGCGGGTTGACTCAGCGGCTCAATGACACAACCAAAGCGATCAGCTTTATGCCGGGCGCGAGAAACCATTTGCTGACCGTCGATAACCGATCTCCGCTTAAACCTTCATCGTCATCAATTCACGACAGCCACGATAGTTACGAGATCAACATCCACCCTGCCCCGGGCATGGATCCGTTGGCGATCGGTCGTGCAGTGCGCGCCGAGATGACGCGCATCCAGTACGAGAAAGAAGCCCGCCAACGCAGCCGTTTGGCCGATCTGGAGTAACGCCCATGATGCTTGCCTTGGGCATGTTCGTCTTCAGCCTCTCCACCGCTGCTTACCAAGCCCTGCAACGCCAGACCGAATGGCGACACGCGAGCAGCAATCGTGTCGGCGCGGCACCTGCTCGGCAGTTTTTGGGTCGAGGTGACGACTCGATCACTCTGCCCGGCGTCATCCTGCCGGAACTGGCCGGCAGCGCGCTCAGCCTCGATGCACTGCGGCTCATGGCCAACACCGGTAAAGCTTGGCCCATGGTCGAAGGCAGCGGCCGGATCTATGGCTTGTGGATCATCGAGAGCCTGAGCGAAACCAAGACCCTTTTTTTCCGCGACGGCACACCCCGGCGCATTGAATTCACAGTGAGCCTCAAGCGCGTCGATGACGACCGTATCGATCTGATCGGCACCGGGACCAGCGTGGGCATCAGCATCATGAGGGCACTGCTGTGATCGACGTCGCCCTCTCCCGCGTCACCGGTTATCTGGACAAGGCACTTTCACGTTACCAGAGCGAAGCCGCGTATCCAGTGCCGGCGTTCCGCATCACTGTAGACGGCAACGACATCGCCCAGATGATCAGCCCGCGCCTGATGAGCCTGGACCTCACCGACAACCGCGGCATCGAAGCCGATCAGCTCAGCATCACCCTCAGCGATCATGACGGCCTGCTGGCCATCCCTCCCACGGGCGCGCTAATTCGCTTGTGGCTGGGCTGGAGCGACACCGGCCTGATCGACAAAGGCACCTACACCGTCGACGAAACAGAACACTCCGGCGCGCCCGATGTGCTGAGCATTCGCGCTCGATCCGCCGATCTACGTAGGAGTCTGAAGACCAAGCGCGAACGCAGTTGGAGCAACACCACCCTCGGCGGCGTGTTGGGTGATATCGCCTTGGGCAATGGCCTGACTAGTAACGTCGCCGGCTCACTCGATGGCCTCCCCATCCTGCAGCTCGACCA